CTTATAGTTTCTTCAACTTCATCTTCAAATACTTCAATTCTATTTAATAGACTGCTTAAGGTGCTTAATAATATAGGTATTATTATTATGGTAAATAACAGAGTTAAGAATAAAAATAGGGATATCATAGTTCCTACAGATATTATATCTCTGCTTAAATCTTCCGAACATTTGCATTTTTCATTAGTTAAGTATCTAACATAATCAAAGGCGTAGTATATGTATACTACAAACATTAAGAAGAATATGAAAGTGGCAATTGACAATAATTGGACTACTACATATCCCATACTTTTAGCTACACTGGTTAGAGATATAAACGAAGTTATTAAGAAATAAGCTAAAGCGATTATTGTGAAGTTTTTGATAAACTCTTTGTTAGGGTGTTCTGAACATTCACACCCCATATTCTCTAATTTGTAAATGTAACTTAATATTATTAATAATAATATAGCAAATATTGCTTGAATTAATGCGCTACTATAAAAAGACAGACTATTGTTACTTTCTTTCATTATACTATTTCTTGCTCTATACTATTATATAGAAATAATTTTTTTATAATTCAATAATATTATAAATAAAAAATTTTGTTGAACTATCGAAATTTTTTATATCTATATTTTTAATTTTATCAATAATATCAGGATATTTTTTTATAGATAATAATTTATAAATTTGTTCTAACAATATATCGAGTATATATTTATGGACATCTTCGTTTATTATTTCTTCTACGTGATTATAGATATTATTTAATAATACGATTAATTCGTCATTTTTATACTTTGCCCATACTTTATTCATATTATGAATGTTCTTTTTCCATTTAATATAATCACAATATAAATCATATTCGTCATTTAGCAGTAATAAATTATTTTCATATACATATTGAGGTGGGTTCCATTCTTTATTGGTTAAGTAATTACCCCAAATTTTATCAATATTTAATGCAACATAGTCTTTATCAAATAATTCCAAAATATTACAATATATGTCATCTTCGCTTGTTTTAATATAATTCAAAATAATATTAAATATTTCATCTAATATCACATTGTTATTTATAATTTCTCTTATCTTTTCATATATGTTTTCTTTATTTTTATGCGATAGTTTGTTCAAATAACCTATCAAACTTCTTTTAATCTCCGAAGTTTTAGAAAATTCAGGTATAATTATATGGAATCTATTTTTTGCCTTCGGTTTATTGTATTTATCTTTATTATTATAAATTTTCTTTGCCCATATCATCTTAGGATCGTAGAATGAGTTAAAACAAGTATATGTGCTCTTAATCTCTACGACCTTCTCTAAAATATTCCCCGGAATATCAGTTATATTGTTATATTCATTTTTAAATTGTTCAATATCAATCTTTATGATTTGTTCGCTCATTATATTTAATTATTATAAATAATCTTATATATTGAATAATCAAGATAAAAAAATGAGTACATAATTGAAAAATATTTAGAAATTTCAAAAAGTTTATAAAAATCTTAGAAAAATAAAATTATGTACTCAAATTTTCAAAGTATAATACACATAAGGCAGAAACACTTATTAATAATAATATGTACAAGATATTGAATAAATTGGATGAACTATATGCCAACAATTTGGTATATAGAACAATTATTGTCTGCAATAGTACAGAAGATTATAAACATATTTTAAATACTAACAAATATGATGTATATATTCTTGATAAATATGTTGATAATATCAACTATGATGCTTTAGATGTTAGAATACTACTAATAAAAAGCGAAAGTTTTCTTCAATTTATTAAGGATTATAATAAAAAAGAATTGGATAGATATTTTTATACATCTATTATATTTGATTCGGAAGACAATGAATTAAAAACAGAATATCTAAAAATATCTAAAAACAATACACTAATAATTTAATACCTACGTTTTCTACAAGTCATTGATTATATTAATTATTTTTAACAATTTATAAATTTCCATATTATTATCTAATAATATTTTAGAAGTTTATAGATAATAAATGGCGAAGCGTAGTAATTCCGGCGATATGATTAGTATGGTTTTAATAATAGTATTTTTATTAATTGCAATAGTCGCGCTTTATTATATGAATGGAAGAAATGTATTTGAACCTTTTTCAGGAGATAGAAAATATTGTTTAGAATATTATTATATGGATGGATGCGGACATTGTGATAGATTTAATGATAGCGGAGTATGGGAAGAATTAAAAAAAACATATGGAAATAAATTAGAATTTAATAAATATAATTATCGTGATGCTAAAGATAGAATAGATAAATATAATATTACAGGATTTCCTACAATTATTCTAACAGAAAATGATAATATAAAAGCGGAATATAATGGTAATAGAGAAAAAGGCGATTTAGCAAAATTTATAACTAGTTATATATAAATAATATATATTAATAAGAATATAATAAAAATGGGTGCTGGATTAATGCAACTTGTATATATGGAAACATTTCGCAATATATTACACAAAATCCTCAAATTAATTATTATAAATATTCACATAATAAACATACTAATTTTTCAATAGAGCAGATAACTTTAACGCCCGAAGGTAGTTCTAATGCAGGATTTAATAGTGGCGCTGTAATTAATTTTAAAATAAAGAGATATGGGGATTTTTTATCTAATATGTTTTTAACTTTTAAAATCCCCGATATTTACTCAAATAATGAATATAGATTTAGATGGATCACTAACATTGGTTATAATTATATAAAAGAGGTCAGAATAAAAATTGGTAATAATACAATTGAATCTCTTTATGGCGAATGGTTAAATATTTGGGATGAATTAACTAACAAAGACGGCATTAAATATAATAAATTAATAGGGAATATAGATGAGTTAGTAAATCCCTTTAACTTCGTTCCAAAATATACGATTATTAATAACAGATTATTTAACGTCACATATCCTACCTCTGTTTATAGTTCCACAAATAACAATCCTAGTATAAATGGAAGAAAGATACAAGTTCCATTGAACTTTTGGTTTACTAAAAACCCTTCGTTAGCACTGCCCTTATTAAAAATGCAAAATATTGAAATATTATTAGAAATTGAAACAAATCCAAAAGGTTTTAACGGATTATATCAGGTATGGAGTAATATATTAAATATGTATGTAAGTCCCGTATTGTATGAAAAAATACATTCAAAATCAATAAGTATAGAAGATTTTGTTAGTCCCAATGATAAGTCATTTGATGTAAGGAATGAATTAATATGCTCCTATGTTTATCTAGATAGTGTTGAAAGAAGTAAAATGCTATTAAATACACAAGATATAGATTATGTAATAAGTACGCCAAAAAGAAATCACGATCAGTTTAATGCAAATGAAACAACAAAAACAATTACAATAACAAATGCATCACATCATATTAAAGAATTAATATGGATTGTTAGGAGAAATGATGTTATAGATAATTTTAATAATTATACAAACTATACTGCAACACACGAATATACTGAAAATATGGGAATATTAGATAATATAGAGATAAAATGGAATAATACGATATCTCGCACAGACAATGATGCAGAATTTTATAATCATATTGTACCTTATAAATATCATACAAATGTTCCACGTACAGGTTTATACTGCTATTCATTTTCTTTATTTCCTGAAAAACAAGTTAGTGCAGGTTCTTACGACAATAGTCGTGTTACAACATCACTAACTATAAAAACGAAAGAAAATCTGAAAAACAATAGTAAAGTAAATTATATTCATAATATAATATCAAGTTTAGGAAAATTTTACAATCCTTTGGTGTATGAAATTGTTGTATATGCAATGGACGTAAATATATTACATATAACAAATGGTAATGCTGCTTTTAGATACAATTAATTTATTTTTTATATTCTTTATTATTAATAAAAGAATTATGGATTTATTTACTATTGTAATAATAATCGTTTTTGTATTTATAATTAAATATTTAATTGACACTATAAATTCCCTAAATGGAGAAATCAGAGAAATTAAGGAAAAATGCATAGGTAATAATAAAACTACATCATTTAAAGAAAATACAAATTTACCTAAAATTAATATGGATGATATCATAAAGGGTCTAACATATTTTAAAAATTATGTTGGCGAACAGAAATAATAAATTGTAAAATTATATAAACATATATAAATAATATAAGCGTTTATAATGAAATATGCCAAGGAAAAATAAAAAGAATGAAGTAAAATCTACAATAGATAAAAAGAAAGGATTAATGAATACAATGGTTAAAGATGTTGTTTTGGTAGAAAATGAAGATATTATATTACAATTACCTATATCAACAAATGATATAAACAAAATAAATGTTAACGACGAATTATTGGAGGCACCTAAACCATATGAACCAGATTGTTATTATATTAATGAGACAAATGTTTATAATAATATTCAAGATAATTTAATAAATGTTCGTAATGAAAATAATGTATATTATAATAATACAAATGATAACAAAGATAATATAGAATATATAAATGGAGATAATATAAATTATAAAGAAAAAAACGATAATGAAAATATTATTAAATCTACAAATAATTGTTATTGGTGTTGTCACCCAATAAATGAAAGAATATACGGAATGCCTTACAAATATAATATATCTTCAAATACATATATATTATTTGGAAACTTTTGCTCACTAGAATGTGCAAATGCCTATAATTTTTCTTCACATTGTGGTAGCGATAAAGTATGGGAAATAAATAGTTTAATACAAATGTTAAGCAAACATTTTGGACATATAAAACCTGTACGACCTGCTCCATCAAAATTTTTACTAAAAATTTTTAATGGTCCTTTAACAATTGAAGAGTTTCGTAAAGGACATCTTTCAAATGATAAAACGCATCTTCTCAATCTTCCTCCAATGATTTCAACAACATATAATTATGAAATTGTAAATACGTCATATCTAAAAAATATCACAGATAATATGAATAATAAAAATGAAGTCAAAAAAAATAAAAAATGATATAAAGCTTTTATAATAATAATTATTGTGATTAAATGAGCGAATTTAAAGAAGATATTTACTTTTCACCCTATCGCGTATCCACTATAACGTGTAATGCAAATATAGGCGAGGATATTAATTTAAATCTTAAAATATTATTTGATAATATATTAATTGTAAATAAAGAAAGCAATGACGAGGGTGTAGTATGGGTCCAATATATGAAGGAGGGAGAAGAATTAAATAGAGGAGAGTATCCCAAAAAAAGAAGGAAGAGTAAAAAAAATAAAATGAAAAAAAATCGTTTTGATAATCAGGTAACAATTATTTGCAAGAATAATGGTTATATGCCTAACATTAAAATATTTAAAAATGGAAATATACAATTGACTGGTATTAAAAATATTAATGATACCGAGGTAATTGTTAATCATATTATTTATAATATTGAAAATATCTATAATAATATTACTAAAGATATTATCAATAGTCGTGATGAAAATTATGAATTAAATTTGAAATTTCAAAATTTTAAAATAAGAATGATTAATACGGATTTTAAACTATATTGCGATAGTGAGTATAAAATAGGTTTTGGATTAAAAAGAAAAGAAATTCATAAACTATTTATCAGTAATCTGTATAATAATAAATGTTCATTTCAACCTGGTATATATCAAGGAGTTAAATTAGAATATTTCTGGAATAAATGTAACATTAATAAAAATGGTATTTGTTCGTGCCCTAAACAATGTTATGGTAAGGGAAAAGGTGAAAAAATAAATGAATGTAAAAAAGTAACAGGTGCTTTATTTGAGAGTGGAAGCATATTAATTACTGGAGGAGTATCATTTGAACAGGTAAATGAAACATATGATTATATTTGTAAATTCCTAAAAAAACATAAAGATGTAATCAAAAAAACTCAACCTTCTGCAACTATGATGAATGGAGAGTTAGATGATATCGCATCAAAAAATATTGAATCTACATATGTTGAAACTGATGAACGCGCTGAGATTGATTAGGAATTTCAGGTGTATTTGGTGTATTTGGTGTATTTGGTGTATTTGGTGTATTTGGAAAATAAGGTAAACTAGGTAAAGTAAACATGTTGTTTATATCATATGATGGATGTGTCGTCTTAGACATTGCTTGTACATCTGGTATTACAGA